GATTTTCTCAAAAGGAGAGGCGTTTTCCATCCTGTACTAGGAATTCACCTCGGGGCCATCGATTTTGAGAGTACTTTCCGAAGCTTACATACTGTTGGTAAGATCAAGTATGCCTTACCTGACGGAACTCGTACAGGAAACACCGAAGAGACTACAACATCTGATGTTATTGACTCAGCCATGGCCGAATTTGCATTACACGGCCAGGTGGTGTACGAAGAAATGCAGAAAAAGATGCTGGAGCTTCTTACCAAGTTCCCCGCTATACATAATCAGACGGTCCAAAGAACGTATCAGGACCGGATGAGTGAGATCCAGCAATCTATGGGCCATGTAGGGCCCCAACCTGCAAGCGAGGAGAGATACGTGAATAATCCTAATCAAAATATGGACGACGGAGGGAGTCAAAGTCAAAACCCTTCCCTTGATAGTGATGTGCACACACTGAATAACACACCGACTTATTCTGCTGAGGTCGTTAAGCAGACGCAGACAGAGGTTGTAACATTTCATGATGAAGCTGAAGGTGAAGCCATTTCTATGCCCACTCGCATTGGTGATTTGAATGTTGGCACTGAGGATAATTCATCCGTTGAAGAGTACTTGTCTCGCCCGTGTAAGATCTATGATGTAACTTGGCCCATTGGTACTACTTTCAATTCCAGGTTTGAGCCTATGGCGGATCTGTTTCGGAATGTCAATCTTCGGAGGCGATACCATAACTTCCGGAATTTTCATGGTAAGCTCAAAATCAAATTTCTTCTGAATGGTAACAGCTTCTACTATGGGCGAATGATTGCTGCTTGGAAGCCTCTGGAAGCAGGATTTGCTGTCGGTGATGATAGGACAGTGCAAATGCAACTTACTACACGCTTGCACTGTATGTTGAATCCAACGGATAGTTCCTCCCCTGTTCTAACAATACCGTTTTTCTTCCCGAATAATTGCATAGACATTGTCAGTCTTCGTGAAGACGTCAACCTTTTTGGGACAGTTGAACTGATGAGTCTCAATGAATTGCAACATGCTAACGGATCCTCCAATGGTGTTAGATTGACTGTTATGGCTTGGCTTGAAGACTGGAAGTTTGGAGGACCCACTGTGTCTAGCCCAGTTCAACCTGCAGTTGACGAGAGATCAGGTAGAGTGGAAAAGATAGCAACCAAAACTTCACAAGCAATGGGATTGATGTCAGATGTTCCGTACATTGGTCCATATGCCACGGCAGTCGAGAAAGGTTCAATGATGATGGCTAAGGTCGCTAAGTTATTTGGTTGGTCGAAACCGGAGGGTGGCATGGGTAACTACATGATGCCACAACCTGTTGGCGACATGGCAAATTCTGATGGAATCGACGATGTCAAGAGATTGGTATTGGATACTCAACAGGGGTTGTCCATAGATCCTGCTCTTGTGGGTTTGCCTCGAGTTGATGAGTTGGCTGTTTCTAATTTTGTCCAGAGAGAGGGTTTCTTTCGTACTGTTACTTGGGCCCCCACTCAATCTTCAGCTACAACTCTCACACGAATCCTCGTGGATCCTGCCGTCAAATATTTCGATACAGGAGGTGGCACTCAATACTTACCTATGGGATTGGTTGCTGGCATGCACCAATATTGGACAGGTAACATCAAAATACGTGTGCAAATTGTTGCCTCGGCATTCCACAAGGGCAGATTGGCCATTTGCTACGACAACAACACTGGCGATATTCCTAACCCTGATGACGAACTGAACAGGTACACACATGTGATGGACATCACTGAGTGTGCTGATATGACGTTCGACATTGGTTGGGGACAGCCAGAGGCATTCAGACGTTCAATCTTTGGGAGTAGTGTTGAAAGTACTTGGCCAGGAGCAGATATGAATGAGGTGGACTATGGTAACGGTGTCTTTTCTATCAAAGTGTACAACGAGTTGGTAACACCGAGCGTTTCATCCACTCCTATTTACATCAATCTCTATCTAGCTGGGGGCGAAGACATGAAGTTCGCCGCACCTGTTTCGGA